GTTTTTTTTTTTTTTTGGTAAAATGTAGAAAAAAGGAGGTGAGATTAATGAGCTACCGAAAAAGCGTAAATCCCAAGACGGACAAGAAGGTCTTTACCAACACCGCAAAAAAGACCAAGAAAATCAACGTGAATCCGAAACCCAGCCGGGGAGGAATCAGATTATGAAAGACGTGGTGAACGTTTACATCGACCACGAATGCAAAGACGAACTTCTGGACTGGGCAGAAGAATTTAAGACCAGCAGAAGCAAAGCAGCAGCAGTGGCCGTAAAGATCGGGCTGAAACACAAAGAAGAAATGTACAACCAGCTAGACAAAGAATGGAGAGAAAAATATGCTTTTTGAAATTTACAGCATCAAAGACGAACTCGCAGGGACTTTCGGCAACCTGATGGTGGTCAACCCGAAGGTGGCAGCACGAACCTTCCGGTGGATGACCGAGGAGATGGAAAAGGCCGACTGCGCGGACAAGCGCGTGTACAAGATGGCAGAGTACGACAACGAAACCGGCAAGATCATGCCAATCATGCCGGAAATGGTGTACAACATCGAACAGGCGAAAAAGGAGATCACCGATAATGGTTAAAATATACAAACCATACGGCGATGAGAAGCCGGAAGCCAAACCGAACAATCCCGGCAACCAGTACGAACCGGAGTATAAAGAGCGGTACGATGAAAACGGGGAAGCATACCTCGAAAAAGTGGGCGAGGTGGACACCTACGAAAAAATCCAGAGCTACCGCGACGAATGCGATGTGATGGCAATCCTCAGCCGGTACGCTGCCGGTGATGAAACGGCACTCGCAAGACCGGGGTACTACATCGACACAACCAAACTGCCCGCAACGTACACCGAATATATCAACATGATGCGAGACCAGCGCGAGAAGTTCGATCAGCTGCCGCTGAGCATCCGTCAGGCGTTTGGCATGAGCTTCGAAAAGTGGGCAGCAAGCGCCGGTGAACAGGAATGGTGTGAAAAAATGGGCATTTTGCCGAAAACAAGCGCTGCAGCACAGCCTGATCAGAGCGCCGAAAATGACAAAGTGCACAAAAAGGAGGAATAAAAAGCATGAACCGCAACAGCGAACAGCATTATAGCCAAGTGCCACACGCAGAAATCCGGCGAGCCAGATTCAAGCGAGATTTCAGCCTGCTGACAACCATCAACGAAGGCGATCTTGTACCGATCTACTGTGATGAGGTACTTCCTGCAGATACCTTCAAAATCAACCTAAACAGTCTGGTGCGCATGGCAACCCCACTTTATCCAGTTATGGATAACGCGTACATGGACTTCTATTTCTTCTTTGTTCCGGCACGTCTGCTGTGGGATCACTTTGTAAATCTGATGGGACAGAACGATAAAACGTTCTGGGCAGAGACAACCGAATACACGACACCGGTAACCACTGCACCCGCTGGGGGCTGGAAAGTTGGCACGATCGCGGACTATTTCGGCATTCCTACCGGAGTAAGCGGGCTGAAAGTCAACTCCATGCCGTTCCGAGCTTATGTAAAGATCTGGAACGAATGGTTTCGAGACGAAAATCTCCAGCAGCCGGCACAGATGACCATGGGAGACGAAACAACCACCGGCAGCAACGGCGAAGCAACCGGCAAGCAGAATGAGCTTAGCAAGTCGACCTTGCCGCTGACGCTGGGCGGAGAAACCGACTACATCACCGAAGCACAGAAAGGCGCAAAGCCGCTGAAAGTCTGCAAATACAAAGACTACTTTACCAGCTGTCTGCCTTCACCGCTCAAAGCAGCAGAACCGGTGAGCATCCCGATGACAGGCAACGCAGCTGTAAGTCTGTATGACAATCAGCAACTGACGAACAAAACATCGACAAGCGAATACATCTTCCTGAACAGCACAGATAAAAACTTCACAGTAGGAACAACGCCATATATCACGAACTGGCCAACAACATACAACAAGGGAAAACCGGCACTGATCAACGGAGCAAAAGACGTAAACAGCGCAACACAAAACGACGCATTTCTGGGGGCAGATTTGAGCACCGTGAGTGCAACGACCATCAACGAGCTGCGCAACGCAATCGCGGTGCAGCACATCTTTGAGAGAGACGCCAGAACCGGCACGCGGTACAAAGAAATCCTCAACGGTGCATGGGGCGTGACCAGCCCGGACGCACGGCTTGACCGAAGCGAATACATCGGCGGCTACAGAATGCCGATCAATATCAATCAGGTAATCCAAACGTCCAGCACCGACACGACCAGCCCGCAAGGCAACACAGCAGCGTACAGCATGACAACCTTGAGCCGGGAAATGTGCACATACTCGGCAACGGAGCACGGCTATGTGATCGGACTGGCAGCGGCGCGAGTAGATCACAGTTACCAGCAGGGACTTTCGAGGATGTGGACAAGAAGCACCAGATTCACGTACTACGACCCGATGCTGGCAAACCTCGGTGAACAGGCAGTACTGAATCAGGAAATCTATGCACAGGGCAACGCAACCGACACGGAAGTGTTTGGTTACCAGGAGGCCTGGGCCGATTATCGGTACAGGACTAACATGGTAACAAGCGAAATGCGCAGCAGCTACGCACAGACGCTGGACGCATGGCACTACGCCGACAAGTACAACGAGCTGCCGAAGCTGTCTAGCAGCTGGATCAAGGAAGGTACGGAGAACATCGACAGGACGCTGGCAGTAAAAAGCGGTCTGTCTCACCAATTTATCTGCAACTTCTTCTATGATCAGACGTGGACGCGTCCCATGCCTATTTACAGCGTACCGGGTCTGGACACGATCTAATGAGGTGAAACCATGGGATGGGAAGCAATCCTTCTGCAAGCACTGCCGACCCTGATAAACGTAGCTGGAAACCTCCTGCAAACCGGAATCAGCAACTTGGGCAGCGCAAAAAGCAGCCAAACAATGAACAATAGCACCGAAACGAGCAGCAGCACAAGCACCAGCACGAGCGGAAGCATGACAGAAAGCGGTGAAACAACCAGACAAGGAAGCATCTCAGGAATTGCAGATGCACTAAAAACGGCAATGGGAACACCGACCGGCAACAACAGCCAAACTGCGGGAAACTTCAACGCGATGCAAACGCAAACCGCAAACAACCTGCAAACCGGACAGTGGACAATGGCAAACATGATGAACATGTTCTCAAATCTGGTAAGCAACGGCCTAGACTATGCAAGCATGACCAGCGCAAGGCAGTACAACAGCAAAGAAGCAGCTGTACAACGCGAATGGTCAGAAAGAATGAGCAGCACCGCATACCAACGCGGGGTGAAAGACCTACAAGCGGCAGGGCTTAACCCGGTACTAGCAGCATACAACGGTTTCGGGGCAAGCAGTCCAAGCGGAGGAACAGCAAGCACCGGTATGCAAAACTTTGCACAGACCAGTGCAGCAGCAATACCGTCAGCGCACACCGCAACAATGCAAGCCATGTACGACTACGGCAACAACACAGCCCAGTTTCTGCAAAACGCAATGCAAGTTATCAGCAACGCGAAAGAAACAAGTCAGTACGGCATGGCACGAAGTATGCAGAACATTGCAAACCAGATCAGCACCAGCAGCGCAAAGACAGTGCAGAACATAACGCAAGATCAAAGTAGCCAAACATACACGGATAAACTTGCAGGAGTACCAAAGATCGACATACCAAGCGATAAGAAGAAGCAAGGAGGGTTTACACACGGGGGAGGCGGAGGCCGCGGGAGATAAGCATTGACAGATGTAGAAAAGAGGTGTATACTATGGGTGTATCAATCGTACACTTTAAGCCAAAGGAGCAGTAAAATGAAAAGCCAAGTGAGCAAGAGAATCAATATAAATCTAACAGACCGCGAGATCGTAGCACTCGAAAGGCTTCAAGACGAAATGACAACACGGAACTGGAAGATGAACCAAAGCGACATCATCAGGGAAGCAATCGTATACTACTGCATGAGAGAGACGGGAGCAGTATTTGCAAACGAGTGGAAACCGAAGGAAAAGGAGCAAAGTTGACGCGGTTACACCGCGCCAATGGGCAACAATAATCCATGGGAAAAAATGAGCGGGAGCTAAATTTTGTGTCAGTGGGGGGAATAGACATCAAGAGGGTCTATTCCCCCACTCTCCCCGGGAAGGAGGAAACGTCCATACATGGCATGTGCAAGGCCGAACATAAGAATTTTTAGCGATACCGACAAAGACTATTTTGCACCGCTGGACTGGTACATACAGCACGGCAAAAAAAGAACCGGCAAGCCGGACATGATAGCAACACAGAAAAGGCGCGAGCGCCAGCTGAAGGAGATGATCAAGACCGGCGAAGCAGTGCTATGCCCGTGCAAACGCTGCAATGGCTGCATCATGGACAGGGGCAAGAGCTGGGCAAACAGAATGGAGATGGAGCTGCCATACCATGATCAAGCGTGGTTTTTGACGTTGACTTATGATAACGATCACGCGCCAATGAGCTATGATCAGGGACTAGGCATAGACGAGCTGACCGGCGAGGTAGTAACGGAAAACTTAACGCTTGACTATACGGACCTAGAAAAATTCTGGAAAAGGCTCAGACGCTGGACAGAGTACAACGATAAAGCAATCTACATAGACTACAACGGCAAGAAAAAAAATGATCTGATGTATTACGCTGGCGGCGAATACGGAGGAAAAACACACAGACCGCACTACCATGCAATAGTATACGGCTTAAAAATTGAAAAAGAGGAGCTGAAAGAGTACAAGAGGGCAAAAGGCAAAGTATACTATACCTGCGAATGGCTCACGAAGCTATGGGGCAAAGGCTTTGTAATCATCGGTGCAGCGGAATGGCAGAGCATGGCATACACCGCAAGATACTGCACCAAAAAAAGCTATGGAGCAGGTGCAAAGGAATATTACAAGAATCTGGCGATACAACCGGAAGATAGCAGAATGTCAACCAATCCGGCAATCGGATGGAGGTACTACGAAGAACATAAAGAGGAAATCTATAAAAACGACAAAATCCAACTCAAGAAAGGAAGGAGCTGTAAACCGCCTACATACTTCGACAAGCTCTTTGATCTGGAGCACTCAGAAGCCGAACCGCTGACGGAAGAAGAGTGCAAAGGCATTGAGGATGTAATAATAAAAGCCGAATCCGAAGAACTGAAAGAAATCAAGCGAAAAAGGCGAAAACTTGCCAATGACGCACTGTTTAATCAGCTCAAACAGACCGGCCTAACTATGCAAGAGTATTATAAACTAAAAGACCAACGGAATCAAGAAAAATTTAAACAGCTGATCAGAACCGAGGTATAGCCAGATAGCTGCAAACCAGTCAAGGGCAAGTGAACGCGCTTCGCGCGCCCTTGACTAGTCCGCAGCCATCCGGCGGGAGCTAATCAAGGGGGTTCACCACAAAGTGGTGACCCCCTTCTTTATTATGAGAACGCACAAGGGAAGCCCTTGTTTTTTTTTTTTTTTGGTAAAATGTAGAAAAAAGGAGGTGAGATTAATGAGCTACCGAAAAAGCGTAAATCCCAAGACGGACAAGAAGGTCTTTACCA